ACTTTAGAGGTATCCCAATTTGATGTATCAGGATTTGCAGATGATGCTCCAAGAAACATCTGGTACATATTAGTAACTTGTGAAAAATTAGGTGTATCTAAAGCAGGTATTGTTAAATTAACACATCCCGTAAAAGAACGATTGCATGATATCCACGTTGTTGTTCCCCACTGTTCAACTGTAAGTATTTTTAATTTATCTAATTTGTTATCAAAATATATTTGCGGAAAAGCACTGTTCAACTGTAAGTATTTTTAATTTATCTAATTTGTTATCAAAATATATTTGCGGAAAAGTTCCGTATATACTTATTGTATATGTGTCAGCACCACCTGCAAAAGTTATAGTACAATCCCCTGTTTGTCCTGTTATATACTGTCCATCACTTGTACGGACTGAATAATCATAACCGCCACCAAAAGTGGGTATAGTAAACTGATCATTGTTACTTGTACCTGCGTTATCGGTTTTAACGGTTATTATGAAAGGACGTTCACGACGTGAAAAGCCTAACCCGCCTTTAATGCGTTTTGCTAATCCTAACATTACCGCTCCGATAAATAAACAAGTAACGCACCGCCATCCCCCGCACATGTTACAGATGAAAACTCACCAACTATAACTTCTCCGCATTGTACCTGTACCGATGTTAAGCTATCACCTCGAACAGATACACATGTAATAGTACTTGCAGATAGTGCCTGTATAGCACACATCTTTTTGGTTGCATAAGTTGCCGTTCCAGCAGTGCTTAAATATTTAAATCCATTTTGCCCCATGCTATGGCTCATCGCCGTTTCTGATGCCATTGTCATATTTTAACTCCGTATATTTTCAAGTATTTTTGTATAAGCATACATCGCACCAATCCATTGCTGTTTTTCATCGCCTTCTGTTATTCTGTTTGTTAAATCTGTTATTGCCCCGAGTATTAAATTGCCGTCATATCCGTATTTATATGCAGGCTCTGTTAATCCGTTTGCAGTCTTGACAGTCGCACCTATAGCACTCCCAAACCCAATCCAATACGCTATGCATGCCCGCTCTGTTCTGTATTCGTCTGTTGTTTCCATGTCGAATCCATAAAGATTTATTTCCTTATGTCCGCTGTATAATGCATATGCTATCATGTAAGCACCGGAGGAAGTGAAATATTTTGAACCGCTCCATTCCATTAGTCCTATTTCATCATCCGCTCCGATACTTTGTCCTTCGTGCATCGCAAAATATAAATCACATGGTTTTTTGTAATATCCCCGGTACGCAGATAAACCCCATTTATATGACTGTCTATCCCAGTTATATGAACTGAGCGTTAATCCTGTACCGAGAATATCAACTACCATTAATTTAACTTTTCGCTATTGCCATAATATTACCTGTTACGGGCGTTGATCCTGTGGTAATATCAATTAAGATTTTTCCATCAGCGTTTTTAAACCTTGCAGTCTCTAAATCTAACGCTACTATACCTTCGGCCGCTCGTGTTACGGTTAAATCACCTATAACAGATTGAGCACCGACACCAGCTTTAATATCAAAGTCAGCTGATTCAGTATTAGTAGTTTCGATTAAAACAACAAGTTTTTCGCTTTTATAATCTGAAACGTCAATTTCATGTCCCTCTGTAGTATCAAATGCATCTTTGGTTATAGCAACTGAACCGTTTAAAGTACAATCTGCTATTGTTACTGCTGATATACCCATAATTTAACTCCTATTTTTAAATATTTCACATGAACCGCAAAAACGGGCATTTTGTTTTCTTTCAAACTCACACCCTTGACACGGGTCAATAACTTCATCTTTAACGTCTGATATAATCGGGTCGTCTTTTACAATTTCTTGTATAACTTCATCAACTTTTTCAGGCGTTAAATCATCGTCTATAACCATATCTTTTTTTACAGTTTTTTTTTTAGTTGCCATTGTTTATACCGCTGATTCTGAATCATTTTCTACATAAGCATAAACTAAACTTTCAGGTCTAACAACCTTTAATCCATAAACAGTTATTAGATTGACAAAATCAAATTGTGGATATGCTTTGTCTTTTATAACTTCCATTTCATTTAGTTGCTCCGCAAATGCTATGGTATCCCCAGCTGTGAAAAACATAGGAGCGTACCAAGCTGTACCATTTTTAGTTATGTTGTTAGATTTGAATACCTCAAACCCTGCCATTTGTCCAACATATGATGGCATTGATAAATATGCAGAATTGGTCGTGTCTCTTACGATTCTACCAAGTCGGCATTTCTCTGCTAGCCATGGAGGAAGAACCGCCACTCGATTTTCTGTTGGTACATTGTAATCATCAAGTTTAACGCCAGCCTCACCCATAAATGAGTTAATCGTCGCAGATGTTATAGGTGTCGGAGATCCTGTAGTCCCGCTTAATAACTGTCCTTGCGTATATAACGCAGACAATGCCTGGTCTATTCTGTCTCTCATAGCATATGCCATTTTCATTGTTACCGCTGAAAATACTTTCGGGTTGCTTTGTGCTTCTGCAATTTTATTCACTTGAACAGGTACTATATCTTGTTGGTTAATATCAAGATACATAGCGTTATCGTTAATCTCTTGATATGAAACTGTACCGGGAGTATAAGCACCAGCAGAAAAATCTGCTATGCTGTTAATTTTTATTCTGTCTCCGAACCCTTTGATTTCACTCTCAAAAGAACGATTCGCAAGAGAACCAAAAACAGTTGATTTCATATATTCCATAAAAACGGCATCCTGCCATAATGTAGGGATAAATTCTTTTTGTGACATATTATATTCCTTATTTAATTATATTATTATTTAATTAAATAAAAGTTATTCAAGATAGCCGTTTTCTTTCATTGCTTTGTACCTCTCTGCTCTATCAGGAAGTTGTGCAATTTGTTCACGTGTCATTTTAGCTTTACTTTGTAGTTTTGATCCTACTGTACCAGCTCCGGCATTACTTGTCGCTTTTATATAATTTTTTGCTTTGTCGGTCTTTGACCATTCAGATACGTAGTCGATTAACGATTTACTTTGTACACCGTCATCCGCCAGTATAGATAAATTCCCCGTCTCGTCTTCTTCAACCTTCGCAAGTCGGTCAAAGTAAACGGACAATACATCAGTTGCACTCTCGTCAACTCCAACGGCTGACAGTGCTTTTAAAATAGCCGTTTGTTTTTCGGCATTAAAAAACTTTTCCTTTTGTTGCTTTAAAGCAGTCTCATAATCAGCTTTGCTTTTCCGCTCCGCTTCAAGTTCCCGCTCTAAGCGTTGTAACTTCCTGTTTATCTCTTCGCTTTCTGTTTTCTTTTGCGGAGAGGTAGACAAAAAATTGTCCAAGTCTTCTACATCCATTATAGCCAATAATTCACGATTTTTGTTACTTAAACCGGTAATTTCTTCCGGTGCTTTATAACCTTTATTTGCTATCTCGTTTTTTAATAACTCTTCAAACACTGCTTTGCCGTCGTCCGAGTTAAAATATTCTTGTATCTCATCTTTATTTATTGTCATGTTTTATCCTTTGGATTTATTTTTTTGTAGGCATTACCCACGCCCCATATTGATTTTGTTTTAATCCGTAATGTTTAGCCCAGTCTTCATAATTACCAGCTTTAAATATTTCTGTTTTACCGGTAATTGGATTCCTCGCCCGTCTTGTATCGTCCGGTATCCCTATATCTATAATCACAGTACATCGACAGTTTATATCAAGTTCAGGTACACCAAAATGACCGGGGTAATCTGTACTTGCACCATCCGTATGCCATAATCCGTCTTTGTCTTCCGGCACTCCGTCAAGGCGTGCATGCGATGGTCTTGTATCTTTGTCAAGGGTAGCACTCCATACACGTTTTGCCTTTGGAAAGTTATCTTTAAATATCATATCACTTGCAAAGTTACCAGCGTTATAATTCCGTGTCCCTTCCGTTTGTGCTATTCTTAATGCTTTCCATGACGCACCTGAACCGCTTATTTCACCAGCTTTTGCTTCGCCAGCCCCGATGATGTTTTTAATCATTCGAGATGTTTCACGGTATGATTTACCCTGTATTATATCGGCAGTTATTGTTTCTTTTAACTTTGCTATTGTTTCAGTACGGTTTTTTAACAGTGTATTTTTAAGCGTCCCGGTCTGTCTATTATACGATGTTGGATTTCCCCATTTATTTTTAAATGCTTTTGTTTGAATACGTTTCCAGCTTTCCTCTGTACCAAATACCGTTTGTTCTACCAACCAAGGATTTAATGCACTAAATATGCTTTTACCGCTAAAATTGCCCAGTATAAACTGATTTCTATAAGCACCGTTATTGATCATTAAATTACTGCTTTGATATGTTAGTTTATCCGCAGCACCTGAATATCGTTTGTATTCTTTTTCAATACTTTGCATTAAACCGTCAAGGCGACCGTATTTAATAGCTTCGTTATATAATTGGTCTCCGGCAACATTGCCGATATTAGCATATAATTCCGCTACTTCTTTCATAATAGCATTAGCGGAGTCTGAATAAGCATCAAGTATTTTGCCCCATAATACGGCCGCTTCTTTTTCAGTTTGTAAAAATGCCCATTCAACGGCTGTCTTATACTGCATCTACTTCCTTAAAATATTTGTTTATATCTTTACATTCAATTTCAATATGAAAAGTAAAGTCTCCGCTTTCTGTTGTCAAATATACTCGATTCATGCCTTTTGTTATTTTAGTCATTGACACATATAATTCTGTACCTTTTTCAATCATCAAATGTTTATCTAACTTATACTTTTTTTTATTTCCCACTAACATCCCCGCATGCATTTTATATCTCCTCGTCTTCTAATGTTTCGTTGTCTTCATCTGTTGGTACTTCACCAATCTTAATAGTTCCAGTATCATTTTTATTTTCTTTTTCCTCTGTTTTTTCTTTTATAAACTTTTCAATGTCCATGTCCTCGGGTAATAATTCCGCCTTATCAAGAACATTATAAAATACAGATAAAGGTATTTCTCCCTGCATGTATTGAGCAAACATTGCCTGTACTGTCGTTATATCAACCTTTGCAGAAATGTAATCTGTACTTAAACGATAAAAATACTCATCAGGATTATTCCCTGCCCATTCCATCGCAATTTTTAACGATGTTGTTATACATCTATTAACTGCCCTTGCTATAAGTGATAATACCCCGCTTTCCCCGGCTCTTCGTATAGTTGCCGTTTCTGCCGCTTCCTGTACTGTGCTATCACTTGCTAATGACCTTGCACCAATCGTTGCCATTGCCTTTTTTAATGCTTCTGCTTCGAATCGTAAAGCTCCAACCATATCGGCATTACCGGACAATAACCAACTTTGCCCGCCGTCTCTAAACTGCCACACTGTAGATGATCCTGTTTGTACTTCCCCAAGTTCAGCATCGTTAACTAATCCGATCGTGCATATTGTCGGGCGACCTAAGAACATTAATGCATCTCTATAAAGAGCCTCGTTTCTGTAATCTGCCAAGTTCATTATTACAAGGTCGTTAATAAGCGGGTAATCTAAGTCCCATGTCCCGGGAATAGAACAAGGTGTTATCGGTATATATGATAACGGTTCTCCATTCATAATAGGAATTCGTTCCGATAACATAATCCAGTCATAACTACCATCAGGTTTTTTTGTTTGTATGTATAACCTGTTATAATAAACATCGGTATTATTAGTTTTTTCTAAACTTAATACACGCCTACCTATTCCTTTGCCATCTTCAATAACGGCATTTTGTACGCTTATATTACCCATGTCTATGGTTTCATACAAGACAACATTTGTAAGCTCCCCAAGCCCGCTTTTATGAGTTATAGTCCAGTCTAATATTTTGTTTTGTTCGTAAAATATGAAATACGGTTTTATATCGTATGATTCCACTTCTGCCTTAGTCATACCTTCTGTATCAATTGCTGGATAATCTACTAATATAGCACATCTGTAATTAATCGTTAAATTGATAGCACATTCGGCCGCCACCTGGTCAATGCTTCGTCCGTCATATGTCATATACTCAAAATCTTCTTGAGTTCCACCACCGATAATTGGTTTTTTTCTGAATAGCATACCTGTATAAGCATCCACAGTTTTACCAACCGCTGGGAAAAACAAGGCATTTTCTAAGTATAAATTATATAATTCAGTTCCATCATTACTTTGCTTCATACCTGACAACATAGGCAAATATGTTTGCCCTTTTGATTTAACCGCATCCTGTCCGATATAACAATCAAGAGCACGTATCATTAGATTTTCAAAGTTTTTATATTGTATATTCTTTTCTATTTCCATGTTTTTTCCTTATCGTCTGTAAATTATTTTTTTATAAGTAACGTCATAAAAAGCTAATATAACCGCATCCGCAATGTCGGGAGATTTTCCGGCATTTGCTTTATATTTATCTTTACTTTGTATTTTTCTCAATCCGTAAGCATCATAGGTATATTGTCTTGTTGTCAACTCATACTGTAAGTCTTTATCATAAGGCAAGGATATTGTATCGATTTTATCGGCAAATGAAAACCACATTTCATTGATTATACTTCCCGCACCTTTACCATATTTCGGGTCGCTTGATTTATTAGCAAAGTTTATGCCTTTAACGTTCCAGCCGTCCCGCCGTAAAAAGTCTTCTAATCCGGCAAGTCCTGTGCTATCTATACGTATCGGTATATATTTATGTTTTACAAATCGTTTTATGTCTTCAAATGTAACATCAAGCGTTTGCTTTCTGAATGATTTATATTCAATCATGGCATTACCTTTACGCCTTACCATGACTGTTCTATCATCGCCCATTCTGCCCACGTCAATTCCGATTACTTCCTGTTCGTTACCGTTCCATGGTCGTTTAACGCATGCGTTATATTGTTCACCGCTAATAACCGCACGGTCTCCAAGCGTGTTTGGTCTTCCACCGTAAACATGTTGCCACAATAAAGGGTCTGCTTTTAACATTTCATTGCTTTTTCTTATTTCACTTTCGGGTGCCCATGGATTATCACTTAAGTTAATTTCTATGTGGCATACATTAGATTGTTTTTCGTAAAAAGAAAATACCGGGTCCGGGTTATCATACGGATTTAATGTAAATATTTTAATTCGTTTTTTACCGTATCGATTAAGTCCGCGAATTGTCGGGTCAAGGTCTATTAAAGTGTCTTGTTGTATAAACTGTGCTTCCTCACACCATAAAATATCTATACCTTCGGAGGATCTTAATCGTGTCCGTGTTTCTGCCTTACTACCACCTTTTAACCCTTTGAATATAATCTTTGTTTCAGTTTTTTTATTTATAATTTCGCTATCAGTAACATGATAAAACGGCAATAAGTTTTTTTGACATATGCCATCATAAATAAGTTTTTTTGATGATGCGTCAATAGCAGAGCCAACCTCGCGTGAGCATTGTATGAAGTATTGCCCTTCTAATGACTTCATAATGATAAAATCACGTACACCCCATGATTTACCGGAGGCACGTCCTCCATGGATTATGTACGTTTCATAATCGCCTGTAAATAAAGGATTAAGTAGAGACGGTATCTGTAGGTTCATTATTCGCTTCTACGAATTCGATAGTTATTTTTTCAGGCGGTTTTAATTCTGTCATTTCCATTTTATCGGTTACTTTTCCGTCAATATACTCCATTATCAGTTTTGCCATAGCGGCGTTTCCTTTCGTTGTATGTGTTAATAAAGAATCAGCTATAATATCTGCTGTAAACTTATCACCTTTAAGAAGTGCCCGTTTAATTGCGTTTTTAATAGAAACACCTCGCTTACTTTTTTTCCCGGCATCGCTTGTTCTTTTTTCGCCTTTTTTAAATGGAATTAAGTTTTTTTTATTCGCCATGTAGTTAATTTCACGTTATTTGTTTATTTACTCAAATAAGTATTTATATACATTATACACTGTTTTTGCTGTTTTGTCAAGTGTTATTTAAAAATATTTTTAATTTTAATTAATCTCCGTAGTCAATCCCCATAATATTGTCATACAGTTCAATTGCCTTTTCTATATCGCAAATCTTCCACCCAAACAATGTTTTTTTTTCATTTCTACTGACTTCAACAAGCATATCTAATATATTAGATGTTTTTAATGCTATCTGTAAATATTTTATATCATCCTCATCAAGCGTTACTTTCAAATGTACTTTCTTTTCAATCTCCATATTTTATTTTCCTGTATTTATTTATAACAATTTGTCAGGTCTTATTTACATTCTTTTGTTATTTCCGGCATTTTTTTATATACCCAGTTTTCTGCACCCTCAAACTCATATCGTTCAGACCACGTACCATCATTGTACCAAATATATCCGTGTAGTGACTGATGTCCATAACCGGCATCGTACTCAAAATCTAATTCTTTTAAAAAGGCGGCGGAGTCCTCAACCGTGTAACTTTCTTTTAAAACATATGTCTCAAGTATTTTTTCACATGCGTCTTTTTTTTCGATAAAAGCACATCGTACGCTTTGACCAAATGCTTCACATAAAAATTCTTTTTTTGCGTTTTTAATCATGTTTAATATCCTATGTATTTATTTTTAACAACCGGTTTATATTCGATGTACTTCCAGCCGTTATATAATGCCATATCGTGTTCATACTGTTCTTTATTTAAAATGGCGTTTATGTATTTATTACATATATCATCATCACGCAGGCGTTTTGTGTATTTGCTATTAGCACCGCTCCAGTAGGCTGTTAATGCTAACCGGTAATCACCGTCAAACCATGTTATCTGGTCCCGGAGTATATCGGTGCCAATCGTGATGTTTACCCCGATGAAGTATATCATCTTATACATAAAATCCAGTTGTTCATGTAAACGTTTAGCATATTTTTTGTCATAAACGAAGTATAGCTTTTCTGCGTGTTGGTATAGGTTTACTTGAGATATACCATAAGCTAATCGTTCACCGTTAATATAAGATGTCGCGTGTTGCCGGTATTTGCTTTCTGTCCATAGAAGGCGGGCAAACACTTCCGGGACGATATTCTTTTCATGGCAGTTTTGTAATGTTACATCTGCTATTCGTGATGCTATCTCATGCGTGTTCAGTATTATCGCGTAGCTATAAATATAATTCCAATCGTGGTTATCATCGTTAATATCGTATGTAACGGTCAAATTAACGGCGTGTTGGATTATTAGAATTATTATAACGAATTTCATTTGTATTTGTCCATTATTTTTTGTTCACTTTTCCAGTATTTTTCTGATAAACCGTTTTTCTTTAATGTTTCAGTTGCTTTTTTAAATGATTTTATTTCATCTGCAAATTGTATTTTAGACAGTACATTTTTTTCTTCGTCAATTTTGAATTTTTTGTTTAATCGTTCTATGTTTTTTTGTACTTTGTTATAATCTTTTATAATTTTTTCAAGTATTTTTATGTATTTGGGTACATTATGATTTTCGTCAATTCCAGCGGGCATAAGTAAATAACCATGCTTTTTTTCAAAATCAGCTTTTATTTTTTTTATATTCATCTATATTTTTAATTTATTTACAACGTTCGCCGTTATCTGACGTTTTAATGTTAGATAACGGCTGTTGTGTGATAGTTTCCAAAGGTTTGTAATATTGATTTATTTGTTTGCAGTTAATAAAGTCTTCTTTTGTCAAAGAACAATTCATTGTGTT